TCCACCTGGAGCATCTACATCTCTAAACTCTCCTGGCTGGATTGGTGTATCCTCATCTCTAATTCTAATACCACGTGTTTTAAAACCAGCAGGCAAGTTAGCTAAAGTACCAGCATCAATCAATTGTCTTAAGATAGAGGTTGATGCCTTGGATAAACCACCAATCATGTGAGTTAAACCAAAGCCATAAAATCCTAGACCGGGTAAAAACTTAAAATGCACAAAATATTCAATTTTTTGTCGCAGTGGATCATTTTCAGCATAATTACGGTAAATACTAAGAATATTGTTGTTATTACTGTCAATTGTTACGATATAGGGCAGTTTCACACCAGTCATATTGCCTTGAGCATCCACATCTTCAAAGCCATCTATCTCTAAATTACAGTGGACTTCGTATAACACAGATACTTCACCGGTATCATAGCCTGGCTCCACACCTGATAATTCATCTATTTCCTCTTCTACTTGACCATATTGAGCTGTATCTTCGCCATATGACACTTTTACCTTACGATAAAACCCCATAGCCTGCATTTTAGCCACTTCATTCTCTGGCATTTTAACGACATTCGTGATTCTGGGACAAGATTCTAGATCAGTAGTGAAATATGGCACTATTAAGTCCTCAGGAGCTATAAATTTAGATACTGCACGACCTAATGACTCATCATAATAGATTTTTTTGAAAGCTGAACCGGCTAATGGTAGATAAAATAGCATTTGGTCGAGTTCTTCATCATATTCTTCCATTACATGCACTATTTGATAGTTCATGAAGTCAGAAACACGTTGCGCTTGTTCTTCTAAAGCAGAATCATAAGCACCAACTACTTGAGTTTTGACTGGGCCGTTTGCAGGCAACAACTCTTTATAGGCTTGTGCTTGGAAATTAGTGACTGCTTCACCTAAAAGCGGATGTATGACTCCAGAAGCACCTTCAAAAGGTTCAGATCTTTCTTGATCAAACTTCATGCCTAAATATTTTAGGCCATCCGTATAAGTTTTTTCCCAGTCCTCACGTGATGCTTTATCTTTTTCAATACCGTCACGTAATGAACTAGCTATTCTGCCGAGCTCACTTTCACTTATTACTTCAGCAAGGTTACTGTCAAAACCTGTTTGCATAGGCTCCTCTTCACCTACTAAAACAGCACTCCCATCCTCTTGGATTTCAAAATCTTGTTCCCCGCTTTCCTCGATTGCCTCTAGGGCAACTGTCATATCCTCTGTCCCTTCAAGTTGAACTTCAGGCTGATTGTCTTGTCTTTCTATTGCCATTAATAATATACCCTTTTTACTGGAGGTCTATTGTCCTCTAAATAGTCATCGTTTAATGAGACTAACCCTCCTTCTCTAAAACGCATCAGCGCTTGAGTCATAGTATCACATAAATCATCATTTTTACCAAAAGGGAAGGCAGCACACTCCTCTATCATCTCATCTGCAAACTTACGCTCTGGTGCCCACACTAGACCAGACTCAAAAATAGGTGCTACTGAGTGCATCCTGGTAGACTTATCATGTCCTCTGGTAGGAGAATAATTAACCACTGGTATTCCTAACCTTCGTAGTTCATGTGTTAGTGGTGTACCGGAGGCTTTAGATTCAATAATAGTCATGTCAGGATCCCAGTATTTATATTCTTCGTATGCTATACGTTTGAGCTCAGGAAAATCCCAACGACCACGTTGACAATCAAGCAAAATAATTGAATCTGGTTCATCCGGTGTAGGTTGAAAAACACCCCAAGTAGATATAGCTGAGTAGTCAGCGTTTTGTTTTTTAGAGAAAGCCGTATCATAACTTTGAATTATATATTTTACTGGCGGTAACGATTCATTTTTCCAGGGCTGCCACCACTCTCGTTTGATAATTGAACCTTCTTCGGCGGTAGGAGTTTGCATCCACTGCGCATTCCACTTTTGCGTTGGTAGGGAGGCTTTTACTTTTTCTAATTCTGTCTTGTCCCAAAACTCTGGCCATAATGGATTACCTGATTCTTCAAAAATTGCGGGAAACTCTACAATATCCCACTGATCTGCTGTCGCTTCTTTTTGACCCTCTAATAAACGTGCTGTTAAATCTAACGCACTCCAACGAGTCATTACTAAAATGATAGCACCTTTTGGTTGTAAACGCTGTCGGGGTCCAGAGGTGTACCATTCCCAACAAGCATCCATAGCGGTTGGACTGAGAGCATCTTGTTCGGAGTGTGGATCATCTATTATTAGTAAGTCCGCACCACGACCTGTTATCGCACCACCTACACCAGCGGCAAAATATTCACCACCTTT